TTTGACAATTTCTTGTTTTCCTACAACTTTATAACCAAGACTTTCGTAATGTGCAAGATTACTTTGACTTATTGTAATCTTATTTGTTCCTTTTATTATCTCAATATCTTTAGCCATAACATTTTATATACCTTACGGAGTTCCTGATGTAAAGATGTAAAAACAACGAACAACAATACGAACCCCACCTATTGGGAACATAGTCCCTTCGTCAGTTTCAACTGAAACAACTTCGGTATCTTTAGCATATCCACCTCTTGTTCTATCAGAATCTAAAGCGGTTTCAATAGTAGTGATTAATTCGTTTCTTTTGGTATCAATATTCGTTTCAGAAGATTGGGTAAAGCCTTGAATAACAAAATCTATTGAGGCTTCCCTTATATCACTTCCTAAATCCGAATCCTCCCTTGTTTCGTCTGCGGTTTGAACCCAAGCACAAGGAAACTGTTGTTGTGATAATTGGTTTAAATCGAAAGGTTGTCTAGTTATTTTTATTAAAGTAATAGGACTACTAATAGCAGTTAAAACTGTTACAATATTTGCGGCTATATCTTCTCTTTTACTCATCGAGGTTTCCTTTTCCTTAATTCACGTTCAACATATTTAATAAATTGTTTTTGTATAAACTTTTCTTCTCTAGGTCTAGTAAAACCAAAAAAAGGTCGAGTTTTTTGATGTTTCGCCGCTTTTTCCTCTTCAGTTTTCCTACCAAAAAATACCTGTGCTTTTCTTTTATTTATTAATTTTGTTTGTATTGAGCCTAACATATCTCCTGTTAAACGTAAATCAATAACAGTTGGAGCTCCAATTGATTTTAAGTATTTAATATAAGCCTTTGAATATGGTGCGGAAGAAGCAAATGTACCAAACAAACCTTTGCCTTTTTTAGTACGTTCTAGGATTAATTTTTTTAATAAAAACGCTGATACCTTAAGTCCTTTAGTTGTTAAGCCAGGAACTGATTTGAAATATTTACTTATTTTTTTAGATAATAATTTAGAATTAGTTTGAAATGATATATCAACTGCCATTACCTTTGAAGTCTTTGATACCCTACAAGAGGTTCTCTTTCAGCACTTGTAATTGTTGTGTCTCCAGAGGAATCATATTCAACACCATCTTCAATAATAGATTTAAATTCGCTTGAATATTGAGATATATAAAAATCTGCCATACGTTCAAATTGATCTTTTTCTGCTTCAGGTTTGAATTTAGTTAATGCTGGCATAAGAAATTTACCCATAAATAGATAAACTCCTGCTCTTGTGAATTGATCTAAATTAACTTTTGTTGTTACTAATTCAGCAGTTCCTAAAACTGTTATATCTGTAAATACATTTGATTTATAAGATGGCCACCAACGGATTCTTAAATCTCTTAAAATATCATTAGTAGTTTGAGTTAGCCAATCAGTAACTACCGTTGCTCCACTAGCAATACCATAGCCGAAAGCATTTGGTTGATAAGCAGTTACATCAGAAGCCGCTATGACATCTGATCCAGTATAATTAGCCATGTTATTTTATTAAAGCAATAATGGCAATAATAACTACAACTATCGCAATAGCAATCTTTGGATTGTTCTTTGCTAGTCTCCAATATTTTGTCATTTCTTTTTCCCCTTTTTCTTTGGTTTTAATTTAACGACATTTTCAACATCGCTCTTAACTTCTTTTACCTTATCTGAAACTAATTTAAAACCCCTTATCGCAAAGTGTTTTATATTAGCTTCATATTGTTCTTTTGATCTAGTAATGATTTTTTTTCCGTTTGTTAATTTTATATCCATAATTTCTCCTGTTAAATATCAGGGCGATTTCTCGCCCTGATAAAAGTACGATTATTGTAATGATGAATCTACGTTCAGTTCAACACCATAAGTATCGTGAAGTTCTCCAACTCCATATACAGAAGTTGCCACAATTTCATCTGCTCTTAAACTCGCATCTCTTTGAGTTTCAATTTTCAGGTCTTGCATCATTGCAAGTCCTAAAGCATCTTTTTGAAATATAGCACCTTTGTAATCGCCTGTTGTTCCTGGATTATTTCCAGAACTATCAGCTAGATTTGAAGTTTCAAATATATTAACTCCAGCTACATTACCAACGAAACCATTTCTTAATGCTTCATTTGATAATTCAGTATCTCTACCAACAAACGTATTTGTTAAATTGCTTTTTAAGTCATACGCATTTAGAGGGTGAAACACTCCTGATATTTCCGCTGTTGGAACACCAGTTTTTCTTAAGACTGCTACTGCATTAAATACATTAGCCGCACTTAGTACTGCTGTTCCGTCTCCAACTTCTTGTGAAAAGCCATCAAATAATGCAGTTAAATCTACATCTATTTTTTTAGCAATAGCTTCTCCAAACAATTTTCCAATGTCAGCCGCAACATTTCGAGGAGAGGCACTTCTGCCTAAATCCGTTAATGTTGTCATGATTCCATTTTCACTTGCTGTTATCGTAACAGAACTTGGATTGATTGCTGTGTTAGATAAGTCGGTTGCTTCCGATACTGCCGCAGCACTTACTACTGCATATATAGGAACCTCAACTGACTTTCCACCACCGCTTATAGCATAATTTTTCACAAGGGGTCTCATTACTGATCTTTCACTTGCTACAAACAATGCTTCTGTCACTATCTCTGTGTATAGTTCTGATAGTGTAGAACTTGTTGTTTCGCTTGCCATTGTTCTTATCCTTTATTATTATTTGTTTAAATTAATTTGAGTAGGTTTGGAATCTCGTTCTTTACGATATTCAGCATATCGCTTTTTATCCTCTTCCTTTGTCAAATCTAAAGCCTTTATATTGAATGGTTTTACAGTTTTACCACCGACCGCACTCACACTTCCACTTCCTGATGGGGTAGTCGCTTGGAAATGTGGATAGTCGTTAAGAAATTCCTGAACTAAATCTGGAATTGTAACTTGTCCCCCTTTATCGTTGTACCTAACTTTCTTGTTGCTGTCAATAACTTCAACAGCACCATGTTTATTTAATTGAATATGCGGTTTAAGTAATGCCGCTACTTGATCAGGAGCATTTGTTTTATATTTACTTGCCGCAGTGGTTAAAGCATCATTAATTTGAACTTGGGATAGTTGTCCTCTTAAAGTATTGATTTCTTTGGAAAAAGTATCAGATTGTTTTTTTAATACCTTTTCAAAATCCCCTTTTTCAATTTCTTTTTGCTTTTCCGTTTTTTCTTGTTCAGCTTTTAAAGCTAATGCTTCTTGTGGAGTAATACCATATTCTTTTGTTAAAGAATCCTTTTGCCTTGCTAATCTTCCCTCTATTAAATCATTAAAGGCTTCTTTAGTAAAAGATAATTTTTCTTCAACTGGCTTTACTTCTTTTTTAATTTCTTCTTGTTTTTGATTTCCTACTACCTCAACTTGAGGTTTGGGTGTTTCTTGATCTGTCATATTCTCTCCTTATATATTTAAGTCTCCGCTTTTATCGTACCAACTAGGATCAACATAACTCCATTGATGCCTACAATTATAACCGCCTCGTACTACAAATGCGTCTCCCCCACGTTTACCACCCCAATTTCTAGATGTCCATATCTTTCTTATCTCATCTTTACTAAAAATGCCCTGTTGTTTTCGTTCAATATCCTTAATATAGCTTCTAAATTTACCTTTTATTAATTTCCTACAATGATCTCTAGTTGTGCCAATTATATCTCCAGTATATTTTGCATAAGTTAATCCAGCATCTTCGGATTTTTTAGCATTTAATTGTGCGTCAAAATCTCTAAAAGAATCATTAATAAGCTGGGTAGAATGTCTCCTCATACTTTCCCCTGTTCTGTCAGAACCGTAATGAGTTTGTAACCTAGCTAGAGCTTTTTTTACTTGTTCTTTTTTGCGTTTATTAAATTTATTAGCTTCGATAAAGCCTACCAATCTATTAATACCTTGTTGTGATGACCTTTTGTATATTCCATTAATTGAAGTTGCTAATTCTTCAATAGCTTCCTGTTTTGATCGACCTACAATAGTGGAGGCGTACAATTGTTCATTTAATTTTCTAGTGAATCTATTTTTAATATCCTGGAATTGATTAAAGGTATTGAGTTTAAGATTTTTAATTAAAGCTAAATCAGTTTCAGTTAAACTTTGAAATGCTACTGGCACAGCCCCTAATGCTTTAAAAGCACGTTCAATACGTTTAGCTTGTTTATTAAATCCTTCTCGTACTATTCGGTCAGCATATCTAGGATAATGTTTTTCTATAATCGCCTGGATCTTTGGCCTCATAGCAACAGAGGTTTTTAACTGAAATAATTTTTGCTCTTTAGTAGCTGAATCTAAAATAGTGGGTAAAGTATCAACGGTTTCAATAATTTCTTTTTCTATATCAGCTAATACCTTTCCTAATTGTTGGTAATAAGTAGCTTCTGCTTCATCTATATATTTAATTCTATATAACGCGAATCTATCAACTTTATCTGCCATACCTATCCATATACACCACAACAGCTAAATTTATCCATAAAAAAATAATGATAAATACTAAAACCTAATGTAATGCCTATACTCATTCCAATAAATAATCCTAAAAAGAATTTAATTTGATTCATTATGTAAAAATAAGCGTTAAAGTTAAAAACAAAGTAATAAAAATAAACATTGCGATTAATTGTATATCCCAAGGAAAGTTATTCATTATTCTAATATCAGTTTCTTAATAGTTTTTGAACCATCCGTTGTATTAATTTCTATTTCTGCTTGTGATTTAATACATTTATATAATACGTTGTTAGATACGCTTCTTTCTGCAATCCGTTTATGTTTTAAACATACGCTTAAAGAATCTTGGATTCGATGTTCTTTAATCTCATGATCGATGAACATGAGTAATGCAAATACTGTTTCGATCATTTCTTTTTCCCTAAATAATGTTCCGAAGGTTCATAGTCCCAACGTTTACCTTTATGTCCCATTAAGGCAGCATACCACATTCTTAATCTTACAATGAATTTTCTAACGGGTCGCGTCATTTGTAATTTCCATTAGCTTTAATAGTACGATGTTCTTCTTGAATCTTCTCAACTGTGTTTTGTAGTTTTTCTAATTGTTTTTGTAAGAATTCGATATTAACTTTATTGTGCATACCTTCTTCAATAGCTATTTGTATCTTTTCAATTTGCCCAGCCATGTGTTCTATTAACATAAACTGTTCGCTATCTGCTGGAAGTGAACCTAACTCTCCTCTTG